CTTCGGAAACGTATATAGCGAGAGATACGGCTAAAACACAAAATGTAGTAGGAAAATGACGAAAAATAATTGGATTTTGACATATTACCAAAAAGTTAAGAATGGCTCTGTTGTAGTTGGGCGCTGGATAGAGCTTATCTTGGAATATATTGTGAACGGATTCCAGCAGAAGTCATTTTTCTATGACCAGAAGAGAGCAAATGAGGCAATTGATTGGATTGAGACTCATGCTTTCCATACTGAGGGGCCACTTGCTCCACAGCCGCTCAAGTTGGAGCTCTGGGAGAAGGCATTTGTGGCATCCATTTATGGAATCGTGGATGAGAATGGATTAAGGCAATTCCGAGAGGTTGTATTGATTGTAGCTAGGAAAAATGGTAAGTCTTTGCTGGCATCAGCTATTGCTAAATATGAGTGGTGGAATGGTGGCTATGGCTCCAAGGTTTATAACATAGCTCCTAAGTTAGCTCAGGCAGATATTATTTATAATAACATTTGGCAAATGACTCTCTTAGATCCTGAGTATCAGGAACTCAAGGAAGAAGTTTCGGAGAAGGATGAGCATAACAAGAGCGTGAAGGACACAACAGTTCTTCCAAGACATAGAATGACAGACCTATTTATTCCAGCTCAGAATGCTATGGTTACTAAGATTGCATTCAGCGCCAAGAAGAGTGATGGTTTCAATCCTAGTCTTTGTATTTGTGATGAGGTTGCAGCATGGGATGGTGATGGTGGCCTTAAGCAATACGAAGTAATGAAGTCTGGAATGGGTGCAAGACCTGAGGCAATACTATTAAGCTGCTCGACAGCTGGTTATATAAATGATGGCATATATGACGAACTGTTGAAGAGATCAACAAGATTTTTACTGGGTGACAGCAAAGAGAAAAAGCTGTTGCCTTTTTTGTATATGATTGATGATCCTGAGAAATGGAATGACATCAACGAACTGAGAAAAAGCAATCCTAACCTTGGTGTGTCAGTTACAGTTGACTACTTGTTGGAGGAGATAGCTGTTGCGGAAGGCTCACTCAGTAAAAAGGCTGAGTTCCTCACAAAGTATTGCAACTTAAAGCAGAATAGCTCACTGGCTTGGTTATCTACTCAGACAGTTGAGAGAATGTGTGGTGAACAGCTCAACCTTGAGGACTTCCGCAGCTCTTATTGCGTTGCTGGAATAGACTTGTCACAAACCACTGACCTCACAGCCGCTGTTGTGGTGATTGAGAAGGGTGGAGAGCTTTATGTGTTTGGAAAGTTTTGGATGCCAGCTGAGAAAATGGATGAGGCTATTGCCAGAGATGGTGTTCCTTATAACATCTATCAGCAAAGAGGATTCTTGGAAGTCTCAGGTGACAACTTTGTGGATTATCATGATTGCTATAACTGGTTGACTAAGTTGGTGGAAGACTATGAAATTTTACCACTTATGGTCGGCTATGATAGATATTCAGCTCAGTATTTAATGCAAGACCTTGAGAGATATGGTTTTCGTTTGGATGATGTATTCCAAGGTGATAATCTCTGGGGTGTCCTTCAAGAAATGGAAGGATTGTTTAAAGATGGTCGAGTGCATATCGGAGATAATGACCTCTTAAAGATTCATTTGCTTAATGCAGCTATCAAGATGAGCGTTGAGAGAGGTCGAGGGAAGTTAGTTAAAATCAATCGAACAATGAGGATTGATGGTGTTGCAGCTATGGCTGATGCCTTTTGTGTAAGGCAGAAGTGGTTTAACGAAATCGGAGATAGATTATTGAATGAGGTTTAAGACATGGGCTTATTTGACATTTTCTTGAAAAACAGACCAAAAGTGAAACAGGATAAGATGCAAGCATTCAAGATGCTCAATGGCTATGAGCCTAAGTTTACTAGCTGGGGTGGAGAGATATATGAGAGTGAGCTGGTAAGAGCTGCTATCAATGCGAGGGCAATCCATGTCAGCAAACTTAAGTTTAATATCTTTGGATCTGCTAAGCCAGCGCTCCAGACTAAACTCCAAAAAGGTCCTAACCAGTATCAAACATGGTCACAGTTCCTTTATAGGGTGTCTACTATTTTGGATGTGCATAATACAGCCTTTATAGTTCCAATCTATGACCAGTATGGAGAGGTTAGTGGAATCTTTTGCCCTCTTCCTCAGAAGACTGAGGTTGTTCAGTACAGAATAGGAGACACAGCAAAACCATTCCTCAGATATGAGTTTGGGTGGGGTGAGAGAGCTTCCATTGAGTTGGAAAATTGCGGAATCCTAACCAAATTCCAATATAAGAGTGATTTCTTTGGAGAAAGCAATCATGCGCTGTTCCCAACAATGGACCTGATTAACATTCAGAATCAGGGTATTGAGGAAGGTGTTAAGTCAGCGGCAACTTATAGATTCTATGCTCAGGTTAATAACTTCTCCAAGGCTGAGGACCTTGCCAATGAGCGCAAGAGATTTTCAGAAGAGAATTTTAGTAAGGATGCTCAGGGTGGTGGCCTTTTGCTATTCCCTAACACTTATACAAACATCAATCAGGTTAAGTCAGATCCTTATGTAGTTAAGGCTGATGAGATGAAACTGATTAAAGACAATGTTTATCAGTATTTCATGGTAAATGAGGATGTTCTGACTAATAAGGCTTATGGTGATGCTTGGTCAGCATTCTATGAAGGTGCTATTGAGCCATTTGCAATTCAGTTCTCTGAGGTAGTGACAAAGATGCTTTTTACTTTCAGAGAGCAAGGTGTTGGAAATTTCGTCATGCTCACAGCTAATCGCCTCCAGTACATGACCAATAATGATAAGCTCAATGTTTCAGCTCAGCTCCTTGATCGTGGAGTAATGTCAATCAATGACATCAGAGAAATATGGAATCTTGAGCCAGTCGAGGGTGGAGATGTAAGGATAATTCGTGGTGAGTATTATGATGCAGATACAAAGCTAGAAGAGGAACAGACTGAGTGAAATTTAGTGTAATTATTCCAGCGCATAATGAGCAAGGATGTATATTTAGAGCACTTAGCTCCATAGAACAACAGTCATTCAAGGATTATGAGTGTATTGTTGTTTGTGATGATTGTACTGATAGCACAAAGGAAATTGCTCAGAGCTACGGAGCCAAGGTCCTTGAAATCAATGCTCATAGTTCTGGAGCGGCAAGAAATGCTGGTTTGGAAGTTGCTCAGGGTGAATGGGTACTCTTTTGTGATGCAGATGATTGGTACTTACATGAGTACGTGTTTGAAATGTTGGCTGACAAAGTCGGAAGAGAGAATGAAGATGTCTTATTATTTAGTTTGATTTGGAAAAACATGGGTTATGGACCTATCAGAAGTCCAAAAGGCACTATATATCCTCATGTTGCAAATAAATGTTGGAGCAGAGTGTCAATAGGTGATACAAGGTTTCCAGCAGATAAGAATGTTGCTGGAGAAGATGGAACTTTTTTCGATAGGATGATGAGCAAAGGCATAAAGCTAGTTGAATGGGATATGCCCTTGTATTATTACAATTGGCTCAGACCTGGGAGCAAGAGCGTGGCGCTGGGCAGAAATCCTGAGAGGTCAAAAATGTATTGGAGTAATCACTGATGCCTAGATTTAGTATTATTATTCCAGCCTTCAATGCTGAGAATCGCATAAGGAAGGCACTTGATTCAATAAAAGAGCAAACTTTTAGAGATTTTGAGCTCATTGTAGTATGTGACAGTTGCGCTGATAACACAGCTCAGGTTGCATGGACCTATGGAGCTAAAGTCATTCCAGTGAATTATGGAAATGATGGATTGTCAAGAAGTCGTGGACTTGATGAGGCCATTGGAGAGTGGGTGTTGTTCATGGATGATGATGATTGGTGGCTTCATGAATATGTTTTATGGCAATTAAATGAGAAGCTAAAAGAGCACAATGACAGAATGGATGTCTTGTGTTTTTCTTTTATCTTTAAAGGTTGGGGATATGCTAAGCCTAACGGAAACAGAGGTGGTCACTTCTGTGCTGTTTGGAATAAATGCTGGAAACGTACAACCATAGGCAATACACGTTTTCCAAATATCCCATGTTGCTCAGATTTACATTTCCATCAAGAGATGTTTGCAAAACAGTTGCAGATAATAGACTGGGATATGCCAATGTACTATTACAACTATTTAAGACCTGGAAGCATCAGTTGGAAACAGAAAATGGAGGTTAAAAAATGAAAGCTGACAAAATGGAGATAAGGGCATTCAATTTTGAGGTTAGAGCCCAGAGAGATGAGGAACATGGCAATTTCTTGGAAGGTACACCGATTGTGTATGATTCCTGGACAGACCTTGGTTGGTATGATGAGATGATTGACAGAGGCGCACTTGCGGACACAGATCTCCGTGACGTGCGTTTTTTAGTTAATCACAACACAGACATGATTCCGTTGGCTAGAAGCCGCAACAATAACGAGAATAGCACAATGCAAATGGTTATTGATGATGAGGTTGGAATGAAAATCAGAGTAAACCTCGACACAGAAAACAATGCAGATGCTAGAGCGCTTTATTCTGCTGTTGAGCGTGGAGATATTTCCGGAATGTCCTTCATGTTTACAGTAGATAGCGATAAATGGGAAGAAATTGAGAGTGAACATCCTAAGAGACACATCTTATCAATCGACAAGGTGTTTGAGGTGTCAGCTGTCACATTCCCAGCTTATGAAGCAACTTCCATTCAGGCAAGAGGTCTATCTGAGGCACTGGATAGTGCTAAGGCATCACTGGAGAGTGTAAAGGCCGAACAGAGAAGGAAAGAGTTTCAGAAACATAAGATTCGTATTTTAAGCGAGGTATAAATCATGGAAATCAAAGAAATGACAATTGAAGAGCTTGAAGCTCGCAAGAGTGCCATTGTTGCTGAGTTAGATGTTGAAGGTGCTGATCTTGATGCACTTGAGGCAGAAATGAAGTCAATCAAGGCTGAGATGGAAAGCCGCAAAGCAGCTGAGGCTCAGAAGGAAGAAATCAGAAAAGCGGTAACAGAAGGTGCTGGTGCTGTTATTCAGGAATTTAAGGAGGAAAAGAGAGAAATGGCTAAGACAAATGAAGAGATCAGAGCATCAAAAGAGTATGTTGATGCGTTTGCAAGATACCTTATCAATGAGGATGACAGAGAGTGCAGAGCACTCCTTACAACAGATGCAAGCGGCAGCGTACCTGTTCCAGCAATCGTTGATGAGATTATCAGAACAGCTTGGGAGAATGATGAAATCCTTTCAAGAGTTCGCAAGACTTATATTCGTGGAAACCTTAAGGTTGCATTTGAGCTTTCAGCAGATGGTGCTTATGTACACAATGAAGGCACAACAGCTCCAACAGAAGAGAGCTTGGCACTTGGTATCGTAACAATGGTTCCTAAGAACATCAAGAAGTGGATTACCATTTCTGATGAAGCTATCACAATGGGTGGTGAGAACCTTGTTAGATACATCTATGATGAGCTCACATATCAGATCGTTAAGAAGTTAGCTGCTCTTGTTGTTGATGACATCAAGAATGCTCCTCAGGTTGCTGACAATGACGAAGCATCTGTTGCTAAGATTACATCAGCTCCTGGCCTTACAACTATTTCTGAGGCTGCTGCAAATACTTCTGATGAGGCAACTCAGATGGTTGTTATCATGAACAAGCTCACAGAAGTTGAGTTTGATGCTGCTAGAGCTGCTGGAAACTTTGCAATTGATCCTTTCAAAGGCCTTCCAGTTCTCTATTCAAGCGAACTTCCAGCATACACAAGTGCATCAGCTAACGCTGTATATGCAATTGTTGGAGATCTTAAGGGTGTTCAGGTCAACTATCCTGAGGGTGATGGAATCGCTATCAAGTATGATGACCTTTCACTTGCTGAGAAGGATATGGTTAAGATTGTTGGTAGACAGTACGCTGCACACGCACTGACAGCTTGCGGCAGATTCTGCGTAGTTGCTAAGCCTTCAGGAGCAACAACCTGATGAAGGTTAAGCTCTTAAGAGATGCAAGGATAAATCACAAGGCTGGGGAGATAGTTGATGTCTCTCCAGCTGAGTTACATTTCCTTGTGTCAGTCGGATCTGCGGTGGAAGTTGCTGTCAATCCACCTGAGGCAGAAAAGACAGAAATATCAGAAAAGACCACTGTAAAAGTGGCAAGGAAGAGAACAGAGAAAAAATGAAGTTAATGATTGCTATTCCCACATACGACTATATGCACTTCCAGTTCGTTGAATGCCTCACTAAGCTCATAAGGCGCTTGGATGAGGATGGAATTGATTTTGAAGTGGTTTATCAGGGAGGAACATTGGTCCATGTTGCTAGAGATAGACTGACTAAGATGGCTATTGACCGAGGTTTTTCGCATATCTTATGGCTAGACTCAGACATGATTTTTAATGATGATGTCTTGGAAAATCTCATGGATTGTGGAAAGTCTTTTGTTACTGGCATAGCTCATGGCAGAAGGCCACCACATATGAGTTGTATATTCAAAAAGATATGGCCCAGCGTGGACAGATGGGAAGGACATGATTATCCACACGCACCATTTAAGATAGGTGGTTGTGGAATGGCTTGTGTTCTTATGGAGACAAAGGTTGCAGAGACTGTTTTCACACGAAATGGAACAGCTTTTTTCCCTATGAGAGAGCTTGGTGAGGACCTTGCGTTTTGCAAGAGAGCTGCTGATGCTGGAATAGAGATATGGGCTGAGCCTAGAGTGTGGTTAGGTCACATAGGACACATAACAGTCTATCCTGATTATGAGGAAGTATATCAGAATAGCATTCAAGGCTTTAATGAGGTGAACAAAAATGCTTGAGAAGGTAAAACTTGCGCTTAGAATAACAACCACAGCTTTTGACTCAGAGCTGAATGATTTGATTGATGCAGCCAAACTGGACCTTGGTATTGCTGGAGTGGTTATACCAGTTACAACAGACAACTCTCTAGATGCCATTGTTTCAAAGGCTATAATCACATACTGTAAGCTCAATTTTGGAGAGCCTGATGAGTATGACAGATTAAAGAGTAGTTATGATGAGCAAAAGGCACAGCTTTCAATGGCAACAGGGTACACAGTATGGACAGGTCAGATGTAATCAAGTTAATAACAATTACAAGAACACAAGATGAGTATGGTAGATGGGTAGCCACTCCAACAGCCAAGGAAGTATTTTGCCAAGTAGATAGTGTTACTAGGGCAGAGTTCTATGAGGCTGGAAGGAATGGTCTTAGTCCAGAGTTCAGATTCACAATGTTCTATGGAGATTACTCTGGAGAGTCTGTTGTTGAGTACAATGGCAACACCTATTCTGTTTACCGAACTTATCTGAGGAAAACGGACATAATAGAGCTCTATGTAGAGCGTAAGGGTGGCACAAATGGTTTTCCTACCACTACGACTACGACATGAGGTAACAAATGAGCAAGACTTCACCGATAGACAAACTTAATAGTGAAATCAGCAAGATCCTGAGCGAATATAGTTCAGAAGTAGACAGTAATTTGTCAGATGCGGTCACTAAGGTATGTTCTAAAGGTGCCAAGGCTTTAAGAAATCAATCCAGCCTAACATTTAAAGGCAAGGATTACAGTAAAAGCTGGACACATACAATAACTAAGAATCGACTTTATACAGAGGGAACTATATACAGTAAGATGCCTGGATTACCACATTTGCTGGAGTATGGTCATGCTGTTGTGGTTGGTGGAAGAGTATGTGGACAAGCTAAAGCACACCCTCACATAGCTGAGGTTGCAGATCAGTTGGTTAATGAGTTTGAAAAGGAGATTAAAAACAAGCTATGACTTACAAAGAAATTGCAACAATGGTCAATAGTATTGGCCTCCCATATGCTTATTACCAATTTCCAGAGGGAACTGGACAAGCGCCACCATTCGTGGTGTTTTTTTATTCCCAGACAAATGATGTTTATGCTGATGAGGAAAACTATCAGAGAATTGTGCAGCTTAATATTGAGCTTTACACAAGAGAGAAGGACTTTGAGACAGAGGCAACTCTGGAAGGAGTCTTAAAAAACAACAATCTCACATACTACAAAGAGGAGAACTATATCGACTCTGAGAAGATGTGGCAAATAGCTTATGAAATGGAGGTAATTATCAATGGCTAATAAGGTTAAATATGGCCTCAAGAATGTTTATTATTCAGTAGCCACAATTGATGCAGCTACAAACACAGCTACATATGCAACTCCAGTAGCTTGGCCTGGTGCTGTTAATCTCTCACTTGATGCTGAGGGAGATACAACCAAGTTTAGAGCAGATAACATTGATTACTGGGTTGGACAGTCAAACAACGGATATTCAGGAGACTTTGAGAGTGCTCTTATCCCTGATTCATTCCGTAAGAGTGTCCTTGGTGACATTGAGGATGCCAATGGTGTCCTTGCTGAGGATGCTGGAGCAAAGACAGTTCCATTTGCACTTCTCTTCCAGTTTGAAGGGGATGTAAATGCAACACGTCACGTTCTCTATAATTGCTCTGCAACACGTCCATCCGTTTCAGGATCAACAACAGAAGAGACAATTGAGCCTCAGACAGAGACTCTTAATCTCACAGCTGTTTCAATTCACAATGCTAGTCTGGATAAGGATCTTGTTAAGGCTAGATGTGCTGAGTCAGATGCACCATATTCAACATGGTTTTCTGCTGTTTATCAGCCAACAAGCACACCAATTATTACAACATGAAGCTAGGAGGGAGCAAATGTATAAAGAGATTCAGATAGGTGATGTCACTGTACCTATGCTTGCCAATGGTGCAACACCATTAAGATATAAAATGATTTTTGGTAAAGATTTAATAACGGAGTTTCAAGGAGCTCAGTCTGATGCCTCAAAAGCTATGGATAGCTTACCAGAGCTTGCATTCATAATGGCTAAGGCGGCTGAGGCAAGAGAAGAGAATAGTGATTTGGACATGAATTGCCTCAATCGTGATATGTACATTTCATGGTTGGAACAGTTTGGACCTTTTGACATCATAAATGCCTCAGATCAGATAGTGGAGCTTTACACTGGGAACATGACAACTAAGTCAGTTCCTAAAAAAAAAGATAAGAAAAACTGAGAGAGAGTTAAATACTCCTCTTTATATCCTCAGGTGCATCCAAGCTGGACTAAGATTGTCTGACTTGGATGTTCTTGATTATGGCTTTATTTTGGATATTTTAACTGAGATAGACAATGACACTTACAAATATAAAGACGTAGCAACACAGGCAGATTTTGACAGATTTTAAAGGGGTTAATTATGGCAGCTGGAAGAATAAAAGGCATAACCATAGAGATAGGTGGAGATACCACCAAACTGACCAAGGCTCTTGCCAGTGTTGACAGTGCTCTTTCCAAGACTCAGGCAAACCTTAAGGACGTTGACAAACTCCTAAAATTAGATCCTGGAAACACCGAGCTCTTGAGACAGAAACAAGGTCTTTTAGCTGATGCGGTAAGTCAGACTAAGGACAGATTGGAGCAACTCCAAGAAGCGCAAAAAGGTGTTACAAAAGGCTCAGATGAGTGGGATGCTATCCAGCGAGAAATCATTGAGACTGAGCAAAAACTTGATGGCCTCAAGAAGGATGTTAATGATTTTGGAAGTGTAACCGCTCAAAAGTTAAAGGTTGTAGGTGAGAAATTCCAAGAAGTTGGTGGAAAAATCGAGAGCGCTGGTCAAAAGATGTCAAAAATCAGCGGAATTGCTGCGGCTGCGCTTGGTGGAATAGCAAAACTTGGCTATGATGCGGTAACAGCAGCTGATGATTTGAACACGCTTTCTAAACAGACAGGAGTTTCCACTGATGAGCTCCAGAAATGGAATTATGCGGCTGATTTAATTGATGTCAGTACAGAAACCATGACTGGTGCCATGAAGAAAATGAAAAAGAATCTTGACAGTAATGCTGATGCTTTTGAGTCTCTTGGTGTTAAGACGAAAGACAGTAATGGCAATTTCAGAGATTCCACAGATATTTTCTATGATACTCTTGAGGCACTTTCCAAGATAAGTAATGAGACAGAGCGTGATGTTGCCGCTATGGACATCTTTGGAAAGTCAGCTGATGATTTAGCTGGTGTCATTGATGATGGTGGCAAGGCCCTTAAGGAATATGGTCAGGAAGCTGAGAATCTTGGCTTGATTATCGGTCAGGATACGCTTGATAGTTTGAATGAGGCTAATGATACAATCGACAGACTCAAGGCCACAGTTGGAGCAAGTTTTGCACAAGCTGGTGCTACAATTGCACAGACATTTGCTCCAGCGCTTGAGAAGGTTGCGGAAGTTGTTGGAATGGTGGCTGAGAAAATAAGAAATCTTACTCCAGAGCAAGCAGAATTTATTGTCAAGATTCTTGCGGTGGTAGCGGCTATTAGTCCAGTACTTATCATAATAGGCAAGATTACTTCTGGAATAGGAACTCTTATTTCAGTATTAGCTGGTGTTTCTGGTCCAATTCTTGCGGTTATTGCTGTTGTGGCTGCATTGGCGGCTGCTTTTACAGTGCTTTATAACAATAATGAAGAGTTCAGAAATAAGGTAGACACCACATTTGCTGGACTTCAAGAGAAATTCCAAGAATTATGGACAACAATTCAGCCAGCACTTGAGGAACTTGGTCAAGCATTCCAAGAGCTAATGGTAGCTTTAGAGCCAGTCTTTGAGTTCATTATTGACATGATTGCTGGAGTTCTTGATGGTGTCATGGAAGCTGTTCCAAGCATTATTGATGCTATTCAGAGTGGAATCACATTCATTACAGAGATAGTGCAAGCTTTTACAGCACTGTTCAAGGGTGATTTTGACGGAGCGGCTGAACACCTTAAGAATGCAGCCAAGGCTTTATTTGATTATTGGAAAAACATCTTTAAAGCTGGAATTGATGTAATAGTTGGATATTTCAAGAACTTTGGAATTGATATTAAGGCTCAGATCCAGAGCATTGTTACCAACATTCAGACAACATGGTCCAATCTTGTTAATTCAGCAAGGACTAATGCTCAGAATGTGGCAAGCTCGATTATCAATGGAATTGGAAGCGCAATATCATGGATTCAATCACTTCCATCTCAGGCATGGAGCTGGGGCGCTGACATCATTGGAGGTATTGCAGATGGTATAAGATCGGCAATAAGTAGAGTTACAGATGCGGTTTCAGATGTTGCAGATGTGATTTGGAGCTATCTCCACTTTACAGAGCCTGATGTTGGACCTCTTAGAAACTTCCATACATTCATGCCAGATATGATGAGAGAAATGGTAAAAGGAATTGATTCTGGGCTTCCTACTTTGGAGAATGCGGCTAATAAGGTTGCCAATGCTTTAGTTCCAAACACTCTGACTAATGGAGTTAATCAGTCTAACACAGCTAACAACACTGTGAACATAACAGTTTATGGCGCACAAGGACAAGACGTGAGAGAGCTTGCTGATATTATCCAGCAGAGAATCAATTCTCAAGTCTACAATCAGAGGGCGGTGTTCGCATGAGAAAAACAATAGTATTCAATCATAAATCACTTGCGGATTTCGGAGTGTATATAAGCGGCAAGGGTGTATTCAATGCTCCTGAGCGTGATAGTGAGCTTGTTGAGATTCCTGGGAGGAATGGTGAATTAACGTTGGATAATGGGAGGTATAAAAATATATCTCTCACTTATCCAGCATTTATAATCCGTGACTTCAAGACCAATGTCCAAGCCTTACGAAACTTTCTCCTGTCTCAGGGAGGATTTTTTAGATTGGAGGATGATTACCACTCTGATGAGTTCAGAATGGCTAAATGGGTTGGAGCATTTGAAGCAGATCCTATTGCAGAATTGTATGCTGCAAACTTTGATTTAACATTCAGCTGCTATCCACAGAGATTTCTCAAGGAAGGTGAGCAGCCTATTGAAGTTACTGGAAACGCTACAATAACTAACGGACATTACACAACCGCATTACCACTTATCAGAGCATATGGAACTGGCTCTTTTACGATTAGTGGAGTAACAGTCCAGATTACATCAGCAAGTAGTTACACAGATATTGATTGTGAGCTCCAAGAGGCTTATAAGGACTCACTTGCGACAAATTGTAACGCTAACATAGTTCTGACTAATGGAGTGTTCCCTAGCCTTGTTCCAGGGGATAATTCAATTAGTCTGAGCGGAATAACAAAGTTGGAAATAATTCCAAGGTGGTGGATTCTGTGAAACCTATTTTATTTGCAAAAAATGCAACTACATTCACAACTAATGGTCTTGGAAGGCTTGATTGTATATCTTGCAAGGTTACAGAAGAGCGAAATGGAATGTATGAGCTGGAGATGGAGATAGCTGAAAGCGCTAACCATGCCAGAGAAATAGAAATGAGCTCCATTATCGTTGCCAAGCCTTCTCAAGGTGCAAACAATCAGCCATTTAGAGTCTATAAGATAACGAAGCCGATAAATGGTATCTTTAGCGTATGCGCTCAGCATATTTCTTATCAGCTCAGCTATATTCCAGTAATGCCATTTTCAGTTGTGGCAAGCGCATCAGCTTGTAATGCAGCGCTTCAAGGTTTAGTTGCTAATGCGGCTGAGACTTGTCCTTTTACCTTCTGGACCAACGTAACGACAGTAGCAAGCTATCAGCAATCTGTTCCTGAATCATTGAGAAGCAGACTTGGCGGTGTTGCTGGCTCTATTTTAGATCAATTTGGTGGAGAGTTTGAATGGGATAACTATACAGTTAAACTCTGGACTAACAGAGGTGTTACCACTCCAACAGTTTCACTCCGATATGGCAAGAATATCATTGATTTAAACCAAGAAGAGAACATTGAGAACACAATCACTGGAATTGTTCCTTATTGGCAAGATGCAGAAGGTGATACACCTATAACACTTCCTGAAAAGGTGGTGGATAGTTCCACAGCAAGTAATTATCCATTCAAAAGAACTATTCCATTTGATTTCTCAAGAGAGTTTGAAGAACAGCCTACTGAATCACAACTTAGAGCTAAGGCTCAGGCTTATATCAATCAGAGTGGCATTGGTGTTCCTGAGGTGTCAATTGAGCTTTCATTCGTTAATTTAGCTGATACTGATGAGTATAAGGATGTTGCAGCGCTCCAGAATGTAAAGCTATGTGATAGGGTTGGAGTTTACTTTGAGAAGCTGGATATTTCCACCACAGCTAAGGTAGTTCAGACAGTCTATGATGTTCTGACAGAGCGCTATGATTCTATTCAGATTGGCTCAGTTAAGACATCATTGGCTAGGACAATCAGTAGTCAGGATGGAGCTATTGAGACATTAGCAACTAACACTAAGAGAATGTTCGGACAGTATTCCAATGAAGTTGGTGAGATAGTGGACGAGGCAACCGCTTGGCTGACTAGTGGTGATGGTTATGTGGTAGCTCATAAGGATTCCAATGGAAACTGGAAGGAAATTTTGTTCATGGATCATGACAATGAGGAAGATGCGGTTAATGTCCTCAGAATCAATGAGAATGGAATAGGATTCAGCTCCACTGGAGTTGCTGGCCCTTACACTCAGGCATGGACACTAGATGGAAAAATAGTTATTGGTGGTACGAATGCACCAAGTATTACAGTTTATGACAATGCTACACCACCCAATATCATATTCCAAACAAGTGCATCAGGAACAGTGTGGAACAGCACAAACTCAAGCATGAACGCTGCTGGAACATTAACAGCATCAGGCGCTACTTTAACAAACGCTACAATAACAAATAAAAATAGTAGCACCAATCTTGGTATTAAGATTCTTTCATCTGGTATTGTTTTCACTCGCAACAATGTGGAAAAAGGTAGTCTATCGTTTGTGAATAAGTCAGGAACATTATATACAAACTTTAATGATCCTGAGTATTTAAAGATTTCATGTGGAAGTCCAAACGCTTATGGACTCTATCCGAGTCAGATAGAGTTGGTTGACGATACAATTAACCTTAGGTTTTATGATCCTTACAGTAGACAAGTACTGTCAGGAAGACTGGCTTATGATAGTCAGACTGGTTACTTGTGCTTATATTAAAGGAGGAGAAATATGCAGACAATAAACCTACCAATTGCTCCAGGAGGAGTAAGACCAGTAATTCATGTATCACAGTTTGATGTTGGAAGACAGTTCTCATTGAAACTGTATGACGGAGTTTCTGCTTATACTCCACCAACAGGAACAACAATCAGAATTGATGGTATCAAGCCTGATGGTCATGGCTTTAGTTATACAGATGTGGTTTCAGCAAGTGGGAACACAATCACAATAACCACGACTACTCAAATGACAATAGTTGAAGGAACAGTTAAGTGTGAGCTCAGACTTTCCAAGAACTCTGTTGATATTGGAACAGTAAACTTTGATATGGTTGTTGAGCGTAGCCCTATCAATGAGTCAACAGATATGTCAGAGACAGAAGTTCCAGCAATCATTGAGCTTGCAACGGAGCAGATGGAAAACTCAGAAGCGTGGGCGGTTGGAACAAAGGGAGGTATTCCAGTTCCAAGCACTGAGCCTCAGTATCATAACAGCGCTAAATACTGGGCAGAATCCGTTGGTGGACTCACTCAGGATTCCGAGGCATGGGCAAGAGGAACAAGAGATGGTGTTCCAGTAGATTCCTCTGATGAGACATACCATAACAATTCTAAGTATTACTCAGAACAGGCCAGCACAAGCGCCACAAATGCAAGCAATTCTGCTGGAGCGGCTAGCACATCAGCATCAAATGCAAGCACTAATGCTCTTAAGGCTGAGGGTTATGCTGTTGGAAAACAGAACGGAACAGCTGTTTCAAGTGGAAGTCCTTACTACCACAACAATGCTGAATACTTTGCTGGAGAGGCTTCCAGTAGTGCAACCGCTGCTGGTAATGCGGCTGATAGAGCTGAGGCTGCTGTTGTCCTTGAGCCTTACATTGGAGCAAATGGCAATTGGTTTGTGTATAACTTTAGCACTCAACAGTATGTTGACACTAATGTTAGTGCTACTGGCCCTACTGGAAACGGAATTTCCACCATAGCTAAGACTTCAACTTCTGGACTCGTTGACACTTACACAATCACCTATACAGATGGAACAACTTCCACATTCACAGTAACAAATGGTGATGAGGGGCCAGCTGGTAATGGTATTGTTTCAATTACCAAGACAAGCTCCAGCGGCTTAGTAGACACATATACAATTCTGTTTACAAACGGACAGACCACTACATTTACAGTTACCAATGGCGCTAATGGAACTGGCTCAGGTGATATGCTTGCAGCTGATTATGATGCTAACCTGACTGTTAAGAATGCTGGTGGAATCGTTGCTTATGTTGCATCACAGATAAGTGGACTCTCCACAAGCCTTAGTGGACTTTCAGATGTTGCTCTTGGCACTCTTGCAACTGGTGAGTCTCTGATCTACGACTCTGTTTCAGGCAAGTGGGTGAATGGTAATGTCTCTTATAGCAGCTTAACTGGAAAACCTACTCTTGGAACAGCAGCCGCTAAGGACTTCACTACTTCTGTTACTCTGAACAGTGGTGAGCTTGTAACCTCAGGAGGAGTTGCTGCGGAAATTCAGACTTTAACGCAAGAAGTAACAGCTATACTGAATGTGTATGGTGGTAAGAATTTACTGCCTAATGATGGTCTTGCATCTTCCACAAATAATGGCATTATTTATACAAAGCAGAGTGATGGAACTGTTTTAGCGAGTGGAACAGCGACTGGCTGGGCTTATTACAACTTAGGAGTATTTTCTCTTGAAGCAGGTACATATATTGTAAGTGGTCATAGCGCCAAAACTGATACACAAGTTAAACTACTAAACAATGACACATCAGCTGATATAGCAATAGTGGGTAATACTGGTAATGAAGTGACATTTGCACTTAATGCTAGGACTAATATTCATGCCATGTTATATGTTGGTACTGGCGCAGGAACTATTACTGATTTCAGATTTTCACCTATGATTCGTGATGCACGCATAGTAGATTCTACCTATGAGCCATATGCTATGACTAATCAGCAACTTACACCATATGCACAGTCACAGTCTAATCCTAATTTGCTTGATAATCCTTGGTTTACTGTTAATCAAAGGGGGCAGAGCAGTTATGGCGATTCATCTACAACAGGTAATATCTTTACTGTTGATAGGTGGAGAAGAAATAAATATGATGCAAGCGGACATAAGTTAACTGTTGGTGGTATAGAATTGCCATACTTAAAAGGCGATTTTTATGTATATTTTGTACATTTTTTAGAAGCCAATGTGCCTTATACAATATCAGCTATTATTGATGGCACAGTTTATTCCAAAACTTTTACTCCAACAGGAGAGTCTAATCACTATTTAGGTGGTGCGATAGGAATAGACAATTTAACTTTTAACATCTGGGAAAATAATAGCGCTAATAATGATTTATTTGGTATAAATAATGCTAATGCAACACAAGACCATGTTATAACTGCTATAAAGTTAGAAAAAGGTACGGTATCAACCCTTGCAATGGACACAGTGCCAAACTATCAGCAAGAGTTGGCTAAGTGCCAGAGGTACTTCGTGAGGTTAAATAAGACTAGTAATTCTTGGCCTTTGGTATATGGTTTTGTTTATGCGTTGTCAACTGATACAATTTCTTATTCGGGATACGTTCCACTTCCTACGACAATGCGAGCAGTACCTACAATAAGTTATCCTGATATTACTTGTTGGAGTGTTATGAATTATGCTGTTGATTTATCGTTCCATGCCTTTGATGAAAATAGTTCAATCACAATTGGAGCTATGGATAACTTAAATATTTTACCACTTAGGATAGTAGCTCGTGGGACAGGAATTGATAGTGTTATTCAGTTAAATCAAGCACTTTTATTAGTGGCTAATACTTCGACTTACTTAGATTTATCAGCAGACCTATGAAAAAGCTAACCTACACATTTTTAATCATTTACACTATTATAGTAATCGCACTTGTGATTTTGCTATGGTAGTTAGTTCGTAAAAGGAAAGTTTAAAGAAATTATAGGGTAGGCGCTTAAAGCCAATAGCGTATTGCAAATAAGCGGTACGCTACCCCTATACCAATAATGTGCAAAAGAAGAAGGAGATAAGATTTATGAGGTATGATTTTTTTGGAGGATGGACTTATGGTATAAGGAAGGGTAAAAACTTTAAATGGAAAATTAAATTGACCCTTAGAATTATTAAAAATAGTTTCTTAGGGTTATATTATCACCATAAGTTTGTTCGCTAAATAAGAAATTTCCGCAATAAGCAAAATTAAAATCAGGGCGGCTATCCGTAAAGGGTAGCTGCTCTTTTTGTTGGAGGAAGTATGTTAAATCAGTTTTCAGATTGGCTAAAAATCATCTTGCAAGTTGCAAACATGGTAATCATTGGCTATGGACTCTATAAGTTCCTCCATAAGCCTCATGACACTCTGGCTGATGAGGTCAAGCAGATTAAGGCTAAGACCATTGAGCTTGAGCTGGAGCAGAAGGAGCTAAAACAGTCAGTTAATGAGAGCTTTGAGAGACACAGGAGGCAAGACCGAACAAATGCGGTTTTTAAGTCGGTTATGCTTTCTTTTGTCAACTATGAGATAGCATTCTGTTTGCACACTGAATACAAGGACACGGAGGATCTGCTGAACGCTAAGAAGGAGCTCCAGGATTATCTGTCAGGTAAAGATGATGAGTAAAAGAAAAAGACTATCAGGCTTAGATAAGTATTTAATAGTGTCATTTGCAATTCTGATTATCTACTCAATTGCTGAGTTCGTTACTTCCACCATTACTGGAATCAGCCATGATGTTCTTACTGTTGCTCTGTATGGCGCTTTTGGTGGAGAGTGTTTCCTGTGTGCATTAATCAAAAAATATAAGCTCAAGGGAGGAATTAGACATGATGCAGAAATTGACGAGTAGGAAATTTTGGATCTGTGTAGCGGCCTTTTTAGCATCCGTAGCAACCTCAATCAGCGGTTTGGTTACTGAGGACAAGATTGTGTTGCTTATAGGCACTGTTGCTGGAATACTTTCAGCGGCTATCTATGCGGCTGCTGAGGCTAGTGTGGATATTAAAGCAATTTCCAAGAATGAGGACAAAGAATGAGTACACTTATAGCACACGCTTCAATTGACGAAAATGGAACTATCAAGGGTGGAGTTGCTGGAGATCAGAGCGGCAAGGAAGTCTGCATCCGTAAGTGGTATAACAAGCCCTGGCAATTTCTGATTAGATTCTCTGATGAGGTAATGGCTGAGAAGGTGGCTAGGTGCATGGAAATGGCTGCGGCTAATAACAACATTGGCTATGACCAGCTCCAGAGGAACACTCTTCTGACTCAGGCAAGGAAGTATAACTATGACGTTTCCAAGGTGAAAGTCCCTTGTGAGACTGATTGTAGTGCGCTTGTCTCTGTTGCTTGTATGTATGCTGGAGTTCCTGAGAGCTCTCTTACTCTTCATGGAAACTGTGCAACAACTAGGACTCTCAGAGCTTCCCTTAAGGCTACTGGAGAAGTTCAGATTTATTCCTCACCGCTCTATGTGAACAACACAGACAGACTCAAGCGTGGTGATATTCTTTTGAAGGAAGGTGGTCATGTAGTGGTAGTTGTAGCAACAGACAAACAAGAGCTCAAGACCTTGGATGAGATTGCCAAGGAAGTTATTGCTGGAAAATGGGGCAATGATCCTCAGAGAAGTATGTCTCTTAGAGCTGCTGGTTATAATCCTCAGATGGTTAAGGCCAGAGTGAATGAAATTTTAAAGAAATAATTCAAGGTGCACACGAAAATGCACACGAAAAATATGGAATGCGATATATAGGGCATTTAGGGGCGGTTTTCTGCGTGTTCGAATCACGTCACTCCGATAAAGTATGAAAGCCAGTAACCATTTGGAAAAGTTATTCTAATCCGCTTGGTTGCTGGCTTTTTTCATTTCTTATCTACATTTTTTCGTGTACTTTTTACACAATGAAATTCCCTATGTGCACATCAAAGTGCACACGAAATGCACACGAATTTTTTGTGTTATCCCAAAAGTTTTTTTCCGTAATCTTCCACAGCCATGTTGTTGAATTTCTTGGAGTATTCATGCCTGGATTCCTTAAAGGGCCTGTCGTACACAGTTGTGAGCACTTTAGAGCCTTTTTTCCAGCCACCATCAGCTTCTACATATTTCGTTGGCATAATATCAGACCTTATACTTGCTGCGTACTTCCTGAGGTCATGGAGCCTACAATCAACACAAGCCTTTTTTCGGAGTCTTTCAAAGAATTTGGTACATTCATTAGGGTTACGTTCAATAATCAATTCTTGAGGCCCTACATGAGGAAATAAGGCCATGAGTTCAGGATCTATTTCAATCAGTCTGATAGACTTTTTAGTCTTTGGAGGTCTGAGCACCCATATTTTGTCTGTATTTAGCACTCTTGAGTGTGAGACTCTTATTGAGTGCATATCCCACAGAATGTCCTTGCCTCTTAAACCGCAAATTTCTCCTCTTCTGAGAGTATATAATCCAGCAAGCATGATGATGAGTCTGTCTTCTCTTGTTTCCAAGTTATCAAGAAGTCTATGGAACTCACTTTTTTCAGGTGGGTTATATTCCTTCTCTTCCTCAGGAACAGGAAAACGTAAATTGAATGTCTTATTGATTTCACAATAATGTAAGACAGCAAGCAGATAGAAAATTCTGTTTTTTATAGTCCTATCGTTGAGGCGCTGACCATATCTATTAGTCTGCATAGCCATGTCATTGATAAGGCGCTGGAGCATATCAGTTGAGATGTCATTTATATCTTTTTCCAAGATAGGTGTAAAATACTTTTTCATTCTCAGATAATCAGCTATGGTGGACTCTGACAATACTTCTGAGCGGTTTTTATTATAACGGTCAATTGCCTCATTAACTGTAATGATCTTGGTGGTTTCCTCTTCCTCAGTTTGGAACAGCCACTCTCTTGCCATTAGTTCTGATTGTGCTTTTGCCCTTTTAGAAGCCTCTTTGCTGCTATCTTCCGGTTTTACTGTAAAACTTTTTCTGACTTGTTTTCCATCTACTGTCTTTGTTGCCTGAGTTCTCCAGGCTCCACTGTTTAATCTCTGCGCACTTGCCATAATTATCACATCCTTTCCATTGGCTCTGTTGGGCCATATCCCATTATCCATGCTGGACTTACTCCAACAGTCTCAGCAATCTTCATGATTGTTTTGCCCTCAGGCTCGCATTTGCCTTGGACATAGTTGCTGATAGATGCTTGCCTGATTCGACAAAGCATTGCCAGCTCCTTCTGAGATATTCCAAGTGTGTTTACTAGGATCTTAATGCGCTCCTGTGGTGTGCTTGTTCTTGTAAGTTTCATATGTTACTCCTTTCTCATTAATCTGATGAGCAACATATTAATATCACAAATTACGTTAGAACGCAATCTTAAATCATGGCAATAAAAAACCACAGGCTCATAAGAGCTTGCGGTTATTGTTTTTGAGTTCATTAAGTCGTTTGATTTTTTCTTCTATCTTGGCTTGTTCTTTTTCAAGAGCTTCAATTTGAGCCTCCAGCTCTTGTGTTTCATGGACGAATTTTTCAAGTTCTGGAAATGATTCCATTCCAAATACTTGATTAGGAGTAATTCCATAAATTCTGCAAAGTTCCATTAAATCATCAGCTGGAGGACTAGTCTTACCCATTTCCCATTGCGAAACAGCATTGATAGTTTTTCCAAGCTGGTCAGCTACATATTGTTGTGTGTAGCCTCTCATAAGCCTAGTATTCCTAAGAATATAGGACATTACTTTCTTAATACTTATTCTGCTCATTTTCTGATTCCTCAATTTGAATTGAAATATAATTTCTGATTCCTTAAGTGTGTGTCGGCACACCTATTCTGACACCCATTGGGGTACTTTTAATTTTAGCAAGTAATTTCGATATTTACAAGAAAACACTCGATATTGAATAAAAAAATTGACTTAATACAAAAGTGAGCGCATACTAAATATATCGGATTTGGTGAGCAATAAAATTTCATATGGGGATATGAAGATATATATTTTATTCTCACAATCTGAAATACATAAGGGAGGAGGTTAAATTGGTGAAAACACAGGTCCAGACTCGTGTTCGTGACTATCTACGAGCCAATGGCATTAAACAGAGATTCATCAGTGAAGCAACTGGAATTGATGAGTGTGCACTTTCCAACATTTTGTGCTTAAGAAGAGAGCTTAAGGCTGATGAACTATTTCTGATATGCCAGGCAATCCACAAAAATCCAAGTGATTTTGGCGAGACAACTGAATAGGAGGAAAATGTATGAAACCCAAAATAAAGCATCAGCTATCGTGGGGATTGCGTAAGAGCCGGAGGGGAAAGGCTTGGAGCATTGATGGCAAAGTGCTTGCGAAAAAGGTAATGAGGGGGATTCTAGTCGGACTAATCATTCTGATGGTCCAACCAATTACAGCTAAGGCTAATTGCCACAGCTATCGAGAGCCTCATTATGAGGACGGAATCCCAACACAGATTAGGACATATTGTGAACTCGTTGGAACTGAGTACAACATTTGTCCAGAGCTCTTAGAGAGCATTATTTACAGAGAGTCACGATTTGAGCCAGAAGCCAAGAATGGTATTCATTACGGACTCATGCAGATTAACTATAAAATCCATGCAGACAGAATCGCTGAGTATGGATGGAGTGCGGAAGATCTGTTTGATCCCTACAAGAATATAATGATTGGCGCTGACATATTAAGTGAACTCTATGAGAAGTATGGTGACGAAAATCCAATAGTCTTATCCATTTACTCAGGGAACTGGAATGCTGTTTCCAAGTATAAGGAATATGGATTTATGTGCGAGTATGTCACTGATGTTTTAGAACGAAGTGCGGATTATGAGAGAAAACATGGAAAATAAAAAGAAGCCATGCTGAGAACATGACCTCTTTAATGTGAAAGCGAAATAACTTTGGCAAGTGCTCACTTTCATGGCCCATTATAGCAGATTTAATGGGATTTTCAAAGTGTTCTCTTTAATCTAATGCAGACTAACAGTGGTCTGCTCTACATAACGAGGCGAGATTATGAGCAAAAAACAAACCAAAAAAGGCATAATCTTTGAATCGGAAATCTCTACTTACATGGTGCTGCATAAAGTCAGGTCTAAAGAAGCACTGAGAACAAGAACTACAATCGGCTCTAATAAGACCATTCTCAAGTATTTTGACAATCCGGATTATATACCGCTTGGAAAATTTACAGAGATAATGTCAGCACTAAAAGTTCCAACAGAGGAACGAATCAAAATTATGACCAAGTTACTTGAAAACTGAATATAGACAAATACAAATGTATCGAACATGGAGGATTACATGAGAAATTTACAGCAGAGCCGAATGCAAGCGGCTATTGAATTATTGGACTTCATAACTAGAAAAGAGATTGCAGATACGGATGAGAAATATAAGGCTCATACCACTATAAGCTGGGAACAGATTAACGAGGTGTTAGTTGTTGCTGGAGCTGATGCAATCAAGCTGGAGAGAGAGCTGGAGGTAGTTGAATGATAACAAGTGAAGATATTGCAAGAGCTAACGACAACCTCAAGAGCATTCCTGTCAAAGGCAAAAATTATGTAATGGTTACGGAGAGAATCAAGGCTTTCAGACAGATTTGTCCTATGGGAGAGATAGAGACAGAAATTATCAGCCTTGAAGATGGTGTTGTGACCATGAGAACAACCATCAGCATTGATGAGAAGGTTGTTGCAACTGGATATGCACAAGAGAAGGAAACCTCTTCATACATCAACAAGACTTCATTCATTGAAAACTGTGAAACATCAGCGGTGGGTAGAGCACTTGGATTCCTTGGAATTGGAATAGATGAGTCAATGGCAAGTGCTGATGAGCTTGTTAATGCCATTACTCAGCAAGAGGCAAACAAGGCCAAGATAAGCAAGAAGGAACAAGCAATTCTTAAAGCAATGGTTGAAAAGAGAGGCCTTAATCTTGAGAACGTTCTTAATGGAGCAAGACTTGAGGATGTTACTGGTGAGGCTTATCAGGATGCGATTAAGAGACTTAGCAAGCTGCCAGAGGTGGTAAATGGAAAAGATAATAGGCAAAGCTAATGACTTGGTGCTTTTTTTGATGGGAGCTGACAGAGATACTCTTTGGGATCTGACCGAGCATAAGGAAAAGAGAAGTCTATCACAGAATGCCTATTACTGGGTACTTCTTGGCAAAGTGGCTCAAAAGATTGGGATTTCAGCAAGTGAAATTCATAATCTCAACCTTAGGGAGCTTGGATTAGTCCTTAGGGTAAATGAGTCTCTTGTTCCAATCTATCTACCTGATGATGATAAGACTGAAAAGAGTGTACTTCATGCAGAGACTTATCATTTAAAACCAACTTCACAAGTGAAGGAGGGTAAGGATGGCAAGCCATTTAGATGCTATGTGATGCTCAGAGGATCTTCAACATTTAACGTTGAGGAGATGGCAGCGCTGCTTAGCTTAATGGTACAAGATGCTAAGGCTCAAGGAATTGAAACCATGACTCCAGAAGAGCTGGCACACATGAAAGAGGTTGAAAAGAATGCACAAGCGCACAAAAGCGGTAGCAATAACTCCAAAGGTAAGGCAAAAGGTTGAGGAGAGGGATAACCACTGTTGTATCTTTTGCGGAAAACCTGGAAGAGGTGAGGCACATTTTATTGGTCGTGCTCAGGGTGGACTAGGTATCGAGCAGAATATACTCACAGTTTGCAGAGAGTGCCATTTTCAGCTTGATAATGGTCAAGCCACTAAATTGTATCGTCAAAAAGCAGAAGCCTATTTAAGGGCAAAATATGACGATTTCGACCTATCTGCGCTGACCTATAAAAAGGGTTGAAACACCAAGGCGAACAGCCTAAAAGAAACAACTCCAAAAGGCTCAAGGAATTTATCACAGAAAAGACTTGAAAAGCCATTGTAAAGCCTCCCATTTAGGGAGGCAGAGAGGAGGTTATGTTGGGAAAAATGCAGAGAGAAAAAGGCGCACGTTTTGAGAGAGCGGTTGCAGCTCTTTTCAAAGATTATGGATATAAAGCATTTAGGACAGCTCAGTATGAGGGCAAGAGTGGAAATTGTGCTGATGTTGAGGGTGTTCCAGGATTACATATCGAATGCAAGCATTGTGAGAGAATGCAGCTTTATGACTGGATTGCTCAGGCTGTTAGGGATAATGAGGCAAGTAAGAAAAAGGGGTTGCCAGTAGTTATCCACAAAGCCAACAACAAGCCTGTTCTTGTTTCCATGAGATATGACGATTTCATGGTGCTTTATAGAGAATGGGAGGCTGGTAATGGAGCGTGATAGCTATATCTTTTACCGTGGCTTTTATGAGGCCATAGCTTGTCTCACCAAGGAACAACAGGCAGATTGCCTTAGGGCGGTTTCAGAATATGCGTTAAATGGTATCGAGATTGAAACAGATGGAGTAGTCAAGGCCTTGTTCTTGTCAATAAAACCACAGATTGATGCCAATAATCGCAAATTCCTTAATGGTTTGAAGGGAGCAGACTTTGGAAGTCGTGGAGGAAGGCCTAAGAAAAACCCCAAAGAAACCCCAGAAAAACCCCAAGAAAACCCCAAAGAAACCCCCAATGTAAATGTTAATGTTAATGATAATGTAAATGAAAATGTAAATGTTAATGAAAATGTAAATGCTAATGAGAATGTAAATGAAAAAAAGAGTAAGGGAAAAACGCAAGCGTTTATCCCACCCTCTTTAGATCAGGTCAAAGATTATTGTTGGGAGAGAAACAATAAGGTTGATGCTCAAGCATTCATTGACTTTTACACATCTAAAGGCTGGATGATTGGTAAAACCAAAATGAAGGATTGGAAAGCCGCTGTTAGGACCTGGGAGAGAAGGGATAACGAAAAAGTAACACCGATAAGAAGCAATAAACAAGAGGTTGATGATTTCTTTAAGAGGGAGCTGGGGATATGACAAGAGAAGAGGTATTAAAAATCATCCTTGTAATCAAAAACACATATCCAAAGACCTATGAGAAGTTTACCAAGTCGGATTTTGAAGGGATGGCTGATATGTGGCAGCTTGTTTTTGAGGATTACACATACGCTCAGATAAGTGTTGGGCTAAAGGTATATCTGACAACTAACACATCAGGCTTCCCTCCAGTTCCAGCCCAGCTTATTGCACAGGCTACACAGAACAATCCAGCTAGTGAGCTGACATCCAATGAGGCTTGGTCTTTGGTTTATAAAGCAATATGCAACTCAACTTATAACTCTGAAAAAGAATTTGAGAAGCTCCCTGACCTATGCAAAAAAGCCATAGGAAGTGCTGAAAGCCTCAAAGAGCTTGCAAGAATGGATATAGACAAAGTTCAGAGTGTTGAGGGATCTCACTTCAAGCGAAACTATGAGGCCTTGGTAAAGAGGCAGACGGAATATAACCGAATACCTCAAAAGACCAGAGAACAGCTTGAGATGTTGCAATCAAGATTGTTGTTAGAGGTTGACTAATGGATGCACAAAAAGAAGTTAGCAAGATGTATTCAAAAGTTCGTAGTGAATACAGAAAACAATATTACAGAGAACACAGAGAGGAACTCTTGGTTAAGCAGAAGGCTTATATAGCCAAGAATCGAGATGAGATTAACAGAAAACAGAGGTTAAAGCGTATGGAAAATAGAGAGTGCTATTGGTGTCATAAGAGCTTTACTACTCCAAGAGATATTCTGAAATTCAAAAAGCATTACTTCTGTGATGAGACTTGTCTTGGTGAGTATTTGGTTGACCGAGAGGAGGAAAACATTGAGGTCATATGGCACGACACGGAGGAGAACATGAGAATTTGTGCTGAGGAAGCCAAGGCCGAATGGTAATAGGAGGTTGAATTTGAGAGCTAAGAACAAAATGGATATGACTATTACTGAACAGCTCCAGGTTATTGCGGATAAATTCTGTGATTACTACTGTAAATATCCAGCTATCTATCATGAACAATATCTTGATGATACATATGATACTCAGCAAGATGCCAGAGATGCCATGCAAAAAGAACAATGTGAGAATTGTCCGATAGCCAAGGAGCTTTAATTGAATTGAATAAGGGGGATAAATGAAACATTTAGGAGATATAACCAAGATAAATGGACATGACGTGCCACTTGTAGATGTTGTTACTGGTGGAAGTCCATGTCAGGATCTATCCGTTGCTGGCAAGAGAGCTGGTCTTGGTGGAGAACGCTCAGGATTATTCATGGAGCAGATAAGAGTTATTAAGGAGATGAGGGATGAAAGCATTAGACAATTACGAATGCGAGGGGCAGATGAGCCTATTCGACCAAGATTCATGGTGTGGGAAAATGTTCCAGGTGCATTCAGTTCAAACAAAGGAGAAGACTTCCGTTGTGTCCTTGAAGAAACAGCGAAAATCGCCTCTGAAAGCGCCATTATTCCTAGACCTGAGGGGGGGCGGTGGACAAACTCAGGCTGCATCATGGGTTCAGGGTGGTCTATTGCTTGGAGAGTACATGATGCACAGTTTTGGGGAGTTCCCCAGCGTAGAAAAAGAGTCTCGCTTGTCGCAGATTTTGGAGGACAGTCCGCTCCCAAAATACTGTTTGAGCGCCAAGGCTTGCCAAGGGATTCTGAGAAGAGCGCAGACAAGGGGCAAGAAGTTGCCAGAGATATTGGAACAAGCACTGATTCGACAAGCTACACTCTCAAGATTAGGGGGGGTGTAGAAATTGACAGCAGAGGGAAAAAAGCTGGTAAGGGAGCACTAATTCAGACTGAGCTTAGTGGAACATTAGGTGTTAGCCAAGACCAAACATTGATTAGGACTTTTGAAAACAATGCAAGTGTTCAAGCCTTTGATACTTACAATCAAATAGTTACTGGAGAAATTACAAGAACATTGACATCTGTCAAGAGTGATTGTGACCATGTACCAGTTGTATGTCTTGAAGGGAATGGACAGCGTAAAAGTCATAATGGAGATGGTTATAAGGAATCAGAGATTATGTATACTTTGAACACTATTGAACATCACGCTGTTTGTAGTCCTATTTATTCTATTGGTCATGATGTCAGGTCTGCAAGGTTTACTGATGATGAGAAAACAGATCCACTAACAGCCACAGATTACAAAGATCCGATTAAGGTTACTTATCAAAACACAACAGGTGCTTTGGATTGTGGCTTGACTAAATGGAGTGGAAATCAGCTTGCTAATTCGGATATGTATATAGCCAATTCCTCTGTTGTTCGTAGATTGACACCAATGGAATGTGAACGTTTGCAAGGTTATCCAGACCATTGGACTGACATAGGAGAGTGGACTGATTCTAAGGGCAAGAAACATAAGGATGCAGATAGTCCAAGATATAAAGCTCTTGGAAATTCAATCGCACTTCCTTTTTGGGAGTGGATGGCTGGAAGGATATGCAATCAGTATGACAGACCAGTCACAATGGCTAGTCTCTTTGATGGCATAGGCGGCTTTCCATTAGTTTTCAGTAGGCATGGTGCTACACCAGTATGGGCCTCTGAAATTGAAGAGTTTCCGATTGCGGTTACAAAGATTAGATTTCCTGAATAAATCAGTAATAAGGGCGGTGCTAAGTGTAAAACCAAAAAACCAAAAATAAAACAAAAAGGAGGTTACTCCCAACAAAGGCCAGCCGCCCTTTTACATAAAAAGGTGAGGTAAAAATGAAACAGATAGAGCTTGACATTGATGGTATCAATACCACCATCTTAACAGACAGACAGACAGACAGACAGCTAACCCTTGACGAAAAAATAGAACAATCAAAAAGAGCTTTGAAGTTAGCTGCTGAAATGAGTCTTACATATTATCAAAAGCCTTTAATAATTGCTTATTCTGGAGGAAAAGACAGCCAAGTGTTATTACATCTTGCAGAAGAAGTTTTGAAAAATACTGATTTTGAAGTTATGAATGGGCATACTACTGTGGATGCTCCAGAAACTGTTTATTTTATCCGAGATCAGTTTAAAAGGCTTGAAGCAAAAGGAATACATACAATCATTGACTATCACAAAGATGAAAAAGGGCAACCAATAACCATGTGGAATTTAATCCCTAAAAAGAAAATGCCACCAACTAGGGTAGTTAGATATTGTTGCCAAGTTTTAAAAGAGTCTGGAACTCCTAACCGAATATGTGCATTAGGTGTCAGAGCCGCAGAAAGTAGTAAACGTCAAGGACGAGATACTTTCGGAATTAGGGGGGGGGAACTACAGGGAAGCTACATTTTTTTCACTTGTCCATGCAGAAGAAGTATATCGTGAGTCACAAGAGATTCAGGATTCTGCATGGGATTGTACACTAATTAAGCTTATGAAGGAACATGGTAGCACTGTAGTAAATCCTATTTATGATTGGCTTGATACAGATATATGGGATTATATAAAACGAGAAAATTTAGAAATAAACCCATTATATTCAAAAGGATATGACAGAGTGGGTTGTATAGGATGTCCACTAGCTTCTTATAGGTATAGAACTAAAGAGTTTAATGATTATCCACAGTATAAGAAATTGTATATTCAAGCCTTTGAAAAAATGATTGAGGCCAGAAACAAAGAAGGCAAAAATGATAATTCTTGGACTACTGGAGAGGAGGTTTTTGATTGGTGGATGGAGAAAAACAAGCATGAATGCAAAGGACAATACAACATTTTTGATGAAGATATTTACGGATAGGATAAGGCATTGAAGTTACTGTTAACAATGTTGCTGGTGATAATGATTAAGTTCTATCACTGGTTAGGGGAACAACAATGAAAAAATTCTTATTTGATTTATTGCTGGTGCTATGGTGTGCTTTCCTTCTCTGGGTTGCTTATGTAGCATGGGCAATCGGAATGGTGAGGTGAGCATGGATTCTAAGTTAGACATAGAACGTGACAGATTAGCAGAATACAAACAACAGCAGCGTTTCATGAAACAAGATTATTGCAATAGGGATTGTGATGAGCACACAGAACAGTGTCCTTATTATGATCCTGAAACTGAATCGTGGGATTATGAAGAGTGCTTTAGAGACAAGGGGTGGTGATATGGACAAAGCAAAAGTAATAGCTCACTTGGAATCACTTCTTAGTGCTTATAACGCTGGTGGAATAGCTCAGGACGGCCTTAACCACAAATATAGGCTTATTTGGGTTAGTGAGACTGATGCTGAGGCGCTGGAGGATGTTATAGGAGGATTGAAAAATGGGAATGACGATTGAAGAAGCATTAAAGACACTCAAAGAAAATTGTTGTGCTATGTGTGCTTATGGTTCACCGGATATGGATTCTTGTGATATTAGTAGTTGTGATAATAAAGATGCAATCAAAGCACTAGAGCAAGAGCCTATTCTTGACAAGATAAGAGCCGAGATAGAACCAAAATGTGACCGCATCAATAGTTTAGCAAGCGTATTACCATATACCGCACATAGAGAGATACAAGAGTTATTGTGCGAAATTATGGATTTGTGTAAGGCAGAAAGTGAGCCACAGGAAAGTGAGGATAAGGAATGATATTCGATATAGAAGAGATTAAGACACTGGAAAAACTATATGACACATTAAAGGAGCAAGATCATGAGCGAACAGACAATCAGACTCTTTGAGGGTGTTTTCTTTGTCATAATCCTAGCCGCTCTTGTCTGCGTTTTCTTTGGATAGGGGGATAAATCATGGAATTATGGGAACTAATCTCAATGTTATGCAAAAGGGTTGTTGAGGATCAGAACGTGTTCCTTGACATACTGATTACTTCAAATGGTTGGGAAGTCCAGCTAATGCCACTTGGAGAAGATGAGGAGGATGAGGATGAATAGACAGGCTTACATCTTTTTGAACTCAGCCAGAGTGTTGCACTGGGAATGGCTAAGGCTCAAAGCTAAGCATGATGAGCTTGAATCTTGTCTTTTGCCAGCTGCTATCCGTTATGACCGAGACAAAGTTCAGACTTCTCCTGATGATACAATGTCAAAGATTGTAGCTGAGATAAATGAGCTGGAGCGTGAAATGAATATGATTCAGCTTAAGAAGTCCATACAGATTGCCAAGATAGACAAGGCTATAAATACACTTGCTTCTGATGAGGAGCGAACAGCCTTGACCATGAGATACATCAATAGAGTTCCAGTTAAGGATATAGCTGAGGCTATGGGATATTCTATCAAGCGTATATATCAATTCATGGATAGAGGTGGAGCACAGATTGCCAAAGGATTGAAAGATTAGAAAAATTAGAAAACCATATATAGTACAATAGTAGTGGGTGAAGTTAGGTCAGTGATGTCACTTGCGCCGACATCTTTGAACATACTTTGCTCCCTCAAATTAAGGCCACTGACTCTTTTGGAGCTGGTGGCTTTTTTGGTACAAACAATGAAGGATTTCGCAAAGGCTTTTTATAAATCAAAAGAGTGGCAAAAATGTAGAGCTGCTTACATTAAATCTGTTGGAGGTTTATGTGAGCGGTGCCTTAGTCGTGGGATGATTGTTCCAGGCTATATTGTCCATCATAAATGTTATTTAACACCTGAGAACATTCAGGACACTTCAATCACTTTGAACTGGGATAACCTTGAATATCTATGTCATGATTGCCACAACAATGAACACTTTAGTGAAAAACCAATACGCTATCGGATTCTCTCAGATGGTCGTGTGGAGCTAATATCCCCCCCATAACGTTAGTATTCATGCGGCTCTCTGGGAC